GTATACTACTTATATGTTATCAAGGCAAGTAGCCTTTCTCTCGGCGGCGTTTGACCGTATTTTGTGCTTTACGCCATGCAAAATAGCCGAAAAGTCGCACGCCGATAAAGAGTACCCATGCCATGTATGGCTTTCCGCAGGCTTTTACACATTCGCGTAGTGCCCGATCGGCTTCAAGCCGGGAATTGCCGAATGAATACGCGATATCGTGCGCGTTGCAGCACGCTGTTTGCTTCCCTTCCGGGAAGAAAGAACAACCGTCAGGATCAAGAGAGGCCATTTATTATAACCTGCCGTATTGTTACGCCGTAGGGGGTCATATTGTCGAGCCACGGGTACGTTTCTGCCGAAGCATTTGTAACCGCGCCCAGAAACGCGGGATTCGCCTCATCTATAAAATTAATAAGTTCGATTTTGTAAGTCGTTAAGAAGGCTTTCCCGGTATCGGCGGCTGCGGCCTGTGTAACTTGGGTAGTGTACATAATTAAGCCAATAATTTTTACTTTTAAGTCGCTAACAATATTATTTCTTCGCTGCGTAGCTTCCGTTAAAGACTCCTCCGCATTGAAATAGTCTTTAACTGTTTTGAACTCCGCAGACAGATTCCCGAAGGTATCGTACCACCGAAACTCTTGCGTGCAGCTTTTCGCCAAAGAAATACTATCGCGCTCAAAAAAATAGTCGATGCGTACCGCAGGTACAGAATAAATAATTGCGCCGTTTTGGGCGGCTTCGGCGGCCATGTAATAGATTTTATGGACCGGTGCGCCATGCAGCATCGTTACCTCTTTAAACAGATTGCCTGTAAGCGCTGTTTTAAAATCTATGTCGGTAGGTAGGCGGTGTCTATCCAGACCGGGGATAAGTAAATCATAAATTCGGTATTCGACTTCCGTAGCGCCCTCCGGGATTGCCGGATTACCCGCATTAAAGCCGCCAATCGGTACCCCAGCGGCATCGAGATAGTATTTCGTATTCATTTTAATTTTCTCGCGATAAGCCGAACTTTCCAGTTGGCATTTGTTAGAGCGCCCCCGGCTCCCGTCGTCTTGTTTAAAGCCTCGAAAGCCGCAGCAGCGCTCCCGAATCGGCAATTCAGATTTGTTGCATCAGGTACAATTGTAATCCCATTATTATTTCCGGCGTCCATTGAACTGTTAACCAGAACAATATCCCCGGCGGCGTAGTTAAGCTGGGCAGTCTGGCAAACAAGAAAAACCTGTATAAAATCTGGGGTGGCCCCGAGCCCATGAGCGAGAGTGAGTGCTCCCGCCGAAGTAATGGTTTGGTCGGCGGAAGTAAATGTTGTAGGCGGGAGTTCTGCCGGGCGGGATAAGTGGGTGTGCGGAGTACCTCCGCCCGAACCTATTACCGCTACAAAAATAAAGTTTGTATTGTCCCATGTTATAGTAGCGCTGTGAGTGTGCCCAGCAGTGGTTGAACTTGTTTTTACCACACTAGCAACAGTTCCGTCTACAAGCTGACTTGCTTCTGTAAATGTCAGGAATGTTTGGTGGTTGTGGCTACTCCCGGCAGATGGGTAGGTTAAAACAAGCACCCTCACTTCTTGCGCAAGGAGGGTCTTAACCTGAGTCGCGGTTAAATCTTCGGGATCACCAGTTCCAGCGGTCGTTCTACCTTTAAAACTCGCCGTTGGAACTGGGGCAAGTTTCGTATTTGTAACGACCGCAGCGGTAATAGTGGTTGTGTTGCTGCCGGTCGAAGCTGTAACGTCCCCCGTCAAGGCAGCGCGGGATAGTAAAGGCGTTGCATCTACATATACAAGGGAAGTATCAACCATAGCACCAACAGCATCTTGTGCTTGCTCATCTGTATACTGTGTTACGTCACCCACATACAAAAAGTTCCCGTCTGTAACCGCTGTATCGAACTGCGCCTTCGTTCCGCTAATGCCTACTATACTAGTTTGATCTCCGGTATTTGTACCTGCGAGGTTTAACAGTGTTTTGACTTGGGCGACAGTAAGGTCTTCGGGATCACCAGTTCCAGCGGTCGTTCTACCTTTAATGGTTTGTGTCACCATGTCACTAGCTTTAGCATTAGTGACCGCGTTATTTGCAATTGTCGTAGGAAAACTTCCCGTACCCGTCCCAGTTACGTCGCTTGTAAGTGTTATAGTTTGATCTCCGGTATTTGTACCGGAAACAACCGCCCCAGTGTCTTTTAGAAGTTTACCGGTGGTGCCGTCAAATATGGCTACGTTACCACTAACCGAAGAAGCCGGGCCGTTCACATCCCCAACAGCCGAGCGAATAACCCCTAAAAAATCTTTTGTTTTTAGGATATTATCCGCCGAGTCAATAAAAATTGTCGTCGTTCCCGCTGCCGGAGTAGCTGGGGTCGTCTCGTTCGTGATATTTATATCCGCCATTTAATTCTCCACATACAGTTGCCCGGCCAATACGATATTCCCGGCGATTGTCATAGTACCGCCCCGCACAATCATCTGGCTATACAACGGGATCGTGATCGTTTCCAGCGGCGCAACATAATATTTTCCAGAAAGATAGTCCGTTGCGACGGCACCACTCGTCGCCGCCGTTATCCGGCCTTGCGCGTCCACCGTCAAAGACGTATTCGTATACGACCCGGGAATAACAGTCGTATCGGCTAAATCCGCTGCGATAAAGTCCCCAGCATCGTCGTAGGTGAATGTAATCGTTGGGGTGTTGGTGAGTATCCCCCCCACCGCATCTTGCGCACGCTCGCTCGTGAAATACTGATTGGTGCCTTCTGTTATCCCGGTCGTTGAAAGAGTTATATCAGACGAACCATTAAAAAATACCCCACTTATCAATCGCCCCGGATTAAGGGTGAGCGCAGTAGCGGCGCTCACTTCCCGGTATCCGGTTTTGCTCAGAAATAAGGTAGGGTTTGTCATTCTATAATTTCCATCTCGAACCACACCCACGTCGGACCGTCCTGATTAGCGTTATCCTCCGGCTGTATATAAACGATGAAATAGTCTGCGGCAGTACACGTAACAATTGGGCTATGGGTTTGCCCCAACAGGCGATTAGCCCCTTCTATTGGGCCAGATAAAACCGTAGACACAATAGGAGACATTGTGGTGCCGTTTTTAAGGATACTCACTTGCACGTAGCTAGTGCTTGTGTCTGTTGCGCACCAGAACTGCGTCGAAAGGCGCACTTTTGTTACTCCCGCAGGTACGGTTAGACGCGTGGGTTGCCCGACGCTAAAAATACTATCCGTGTCCGAAACAACCGTACCGAAAATGACCGCCGCCCCTGCAACTGTAATAATTTGCCCTGTCGTCGGACGCACTACCGCCCCGCGATAAGAGGACCCCGCAAGTGCTGGCCCTCCATCTTTAATAATCTTTCCGGTCGTTCCATCAAATACTGCGAGATTGCCGTCGACGGCAACCGCTGGGCCGACGACATTGCCGGAACCGCCCCCGGGAACAAGCCCGGCGGAATTTACGTCGTTCCTAATCTGGTTCAGGTCTGCCATAACCTGTGTCGCATCTGCGGTTGTCCCATTTGTCAGTACGAAAGGAAGGGGAGTTATAATATCTGTCATAGTGCCCTCACATAATTAAGTCGTTGGTGCCCGATTGTAAGTTTTCCGATCTTAAACCCCTGCGCCGATGCGCCTGTGGCCTGTAATACTACTCTACTAAATACTAGCGGGGTTGTCCACGGAATATTATAACGCTCAAGTCCGTAAGAAGTTGCCGTCCATGACTGGCTGCCCCAAGAAAAGCCATTCCACAGCGCTCCCAAGGAATTAGTCGCCACAACCGCCACGGACAAAACCCCATTGTCCACATCCGAGGCGACAAAAGTGTAGCGTTGCGAAATAGGCGGAAGCTGCATATCTATAACCGACAGAACTGCGCTCCCCTCGTACAAGCCGCCATCATCAGCTAGAGGGGCAGTACGTAACAGAAAAGACATGGGGCTGCTATTTTCCGTGAAAATGGAGCTTCCGCTTTGGACTACATCCGAGCTAAATAATCCGGGGGCCTCGGTATGCGTAAACGCTACAAATGTATCCCCGTAGGGGTAGGCCATATCCTGCACAAAGGAGTGCGGCCCCGTCCAGCCGTTCATGGCGAGATCGAACCAGTATTCCTCGATAGGGCTGCCGTTAGCGTGCCCGTTCTGCACGGATATTCTGAATATGTTTTTATTGTACGCCGCCGAAGCGCGAGACGGAGTAAGTGCGAATATAAATGGCGTCTTGAGATCGGGGTAGGGGTCGCCTAGAGTCCCGTCGTGCCCGATTGTCCGTATACCGTCGTGCGCCATAAACATAACGCCTTTAGGCGTGGCGGCCATAGCTCTCGGTGCACTGCTCCCAATAGAACTACTTATAATGTTTACGGAGAGATCGCCAGTAGTGGCGTCCCCCGTAATCATGGCAACGACGTTGGGTTTAAACACGATGAGCGACTGTATAATACCCTGCACGCTCGTAACAAGGGGCTGTGGGGCCATAGCCGTTATGCTGATTGAGTCCCCGATATTTAATACGTGGGTGGCGTCCGAAATATTTGTCGTCAGCGCATCTGTAAAATTAACGGCAGAGCCGACGGTAAACCATGCCCGATTATTAAACTGCGAAACCGCTGTCGGTACGGCAGGTAGCGGGTTCACTCCGGTATTTCCAGAGTTCCAGACCGGCGAAGTGGGGTTGGTCGTGTCGAACCACCCGAAATAGGCGTTTGCGCCACCGGGAAAACCGGGGTGCGTTACGTAGAGCAGCACGCCCACTAGCGCCATGGTGGGGGGTATCCATGTTCCTGCGGTTCCAGCAGATAGCGGGGTAGTTGTCGCGTCTATAGCACCTGCAACAACCAGAAGCGTGTTCGTAGCCAGATTATATGCGAAGGGTTCGTCCCTGCCGGGATTAAGATTTGACGCAACCAGCCCGTATGCCACAGCTCCGACAACGTACGATACGGAAACAGCTCCCGCACCTAAAAGCCCGGAAAAATCGCTTTGCTTAATTGCGGCGGGGCGGCACTCGAATGTAAACGGATTGGATGGATCGAAGATAAGGTCTTTTGCAGCCGACAAACCGCCGGGGGGCACTTGCCCCCCGTCGAGCGCGTCTACCACCCCTCTCGGGTTGAACCTTATGGGGTACATGTTTCTACCGCCCATAATGGTTATCCTAAAGGAAAGGCTTTGTTGGGGTTTCGATTACTTCCCGCCCTAAAGCGTTCGCGGCTAAGTTTGATTGTGTCCGAAAAACCCTCTTTATCCTCGTCCATAGCGAGAATTTTACTAAGCATTTTTTCGGCCTGAACCTCGAAAAGTGGCTGTCGCTCATCGTCGGTTTCCAGCATGAGGTCCGCAGCAACCTTGCGGATTATGTACTCTTGGTTTAAAAACCAAGGTTGGCCGGTAGCTGTTTCTGGCGTGGTAATATCGGGCATTTGGGGGTAATAGTTCACCGTAACGTCCTGCGAAATAGACGGCGGCGGGTAGAACAATATTGTAGCCGGTGTGGTAGACACGTCGATTGCGTACTTATTTGGGTAGTTAGATACGCCGGGGCCTATAAACAGCGAATGATACGTCTCAATAGGTATCTGGAACAAGTAAAAAATATTCCCGTTGACGCTGTAAAATACTTCTTTTGTACGTAGGTGATCCGCAGCCAGCGGGTACCCCGCCGAGCCGTCAAGCGATATTATCTTTGTTTTCTTAATGTAGTCGAAGTCGTATGTTTGGCACAAAGTTGAAAGAAGCATATTCAAATACTGCCCCGCCTGTACGACATAGCCGGGAACTTTGGCTATGGTACAGGCGCGAGTAATAATCTGAGCAGTTGTCAAGGCCATTTACTTAGCTTCAAGTTGGAGTTTGGACAAGACGCCTTGTTTGTACGCAAGGTCTTGCTCCATTTTATCTATATGTGCAACAGCGGCTTCTCGTTGTTGGCGTTCTGCCGCACTCAGTCCCTTATCCTTGGATTTTTCGTCAATTCGAATCAGATCATCCATTGCAGATTTCTTACGCAGGGCGAGCACTTGGATTTCTTCTTCTGCACCTCGGGAAGCAGATTGCGCTTGCTGGCGGTCGAAGACAGATCGTACTTTATCAACTTCGGCGTTCATAGCAGCAGCGTCGATACCTTTAGCGAAGTTGCCGCTGAGAGAAAACGCCCGACCATTACCGAGGTCTGCTTGAAAGTTCCATGCGTAGCCGATTTCTTCTTTATCTTGTGTCATTTTTGCACCCTTTTATGTTACTGTTGTACTTTGCTTCCGTTTTTCTTGCGGTAAGCATTTTCTTTGGCCGTTTTTCCGCTAATCGAGTCCTCATGCTCACGGCCTCTGTGCATGATCTCGTTGATAACGTCCCTGACTTGCGGGGTGACATTGTAAGTCCTGCCGGGGTAAAATGCCACGCCGTCAAGGCGAACACACTCTGAAACAGCAGGAAGGTCGATAAAAATGGGAACAAGTCCATCCTCGGATTCTCCTTGTTTAGCGTCGGCAAACAGGGCTTTCTTCTTGGCAGCAGAAATCAGCGACGCTTTGTAATCCGCCGCTACTTTCTTTTTGTTTTCGGCATCCAGTTCTTTTTCGACCTGTTCCCGAATCTTTTCTTTTTCTGCGTCAGAAAGAAAGGTAGAGTGTACCTTCTTTTCGATTTCCTCGTCTTTTGTCATTTTAGTCTCCTTTTTAACACACCTTAAAAGAGGTGGTGAGCTATAGGGGGTGCGCCCTATAGCTCACCGTAACTCCTAGCCAAACGATGCAGTGAACGCGGAAGTAGACTCGATACGCCCAAAGAAGTTTTGGTTAAGAATGATTGTGCCGTACATCAGTTTCCAGCCGACGATCCGAAGTTGATTCAAAGGATCGAGCTTATCCGCCGTTTTCAGATACGTAAACTTAACGTCGTCCAGCATGACGATACCGTAAGCGTTACGACCGATCACAAACGTCGGGAATACCGTAATTCCGGTAGCCGGAGCCGCCGGAGGTGTTTGTGCCAGACCAATTGCCGTAATCGTTACGGCAGTGGACGGGGGGATTTGTACTGCTTGACCAGCCATAGGCCCCGTTGTCGGACCTGCGGCGGCTTTGCCGAGCGTCAGAGTAGTGGCCGCTGTGGATACATACACGCTGTACGTTAAACCCGCCGTAGCCGGAGTCGTAAGCGTAATGGAACCCAAACCCGCGCCGCCAGTAACAACTAGACCCGCCGATACTTGGTAAATACGGCTCTCGTACTGGTTAATGCCATCGGAACCGGTGACTTTAACAAAGTACGTAGCATCGGCAAGCAAACCGCCCGAGGCTACCGGGGTAGCCGCAACCGTAGCCACACCCGTAGTCGTCGGGAGCATGTTGGTACGGCAGAAACGAACGCCGCCCCACTCGCCCAACTCGTTATTGTACAGGCGATTAATATCGCTGAACGACCACGCCGTAACGACTTGGCTGTTCTCGCGCATATCTTGTTCGACCAGTGGGTGCATCAGTGCGACGTAGTGAGAGTGGCCCGTGGTATTAGCCGAGGCTTTAGACGGTTTACCCGCCGTAATTTTAGCGTCTTCTTCCATCTGGCCCATATACTCAGGAGCGCCGATAGTACGCAGAGCGCCGACCATGCGGTTTACTTCATGCGGGTTCATAACGTCACCAGCAATAAGGGCAGCGCGAGAGCCGCGAGTATTGACGTAGTTAATTTGCGAACCGGACATAAGAGCGTTCATCGTGTTGCGCTCAACTGTTTCGGACTGTTGCATAGCCGTAAGGCCAATTGCGACTTGAAACAGCGGGTGCTCAATCGTCATATCCCCAATATCGGGGATCGTAACAATGTCTCCCCACTGTTGGGCTGTCGCAGTTACCTGCGCGAGAGAGAGTGCTTGGCCGACAGGCGGTACGCCCTCAGACAGAGGTGCGAACGGCAGCGGGATACGGTCATAGCGAGACGCCGTGTAGGTCGTACCGCGATTTTTGGGGAGCGTAAGCTGATCGCCAAATTGATAGGCGACAAGCTGGCGCTGAACCAGAGGTTGAACTTTCTTCTGGATAAAATTAGAAATATCAGCCGAAAAGTTCGTGGATGGGTTAGTTAAAGTCATAGTGGCGACTCCTTACGTTTGTTTGGTGGAGGCACCATGCCCCTACCTTAAATTAGCACTCCGCGAAGACGTTCTTCCTCGGACTTGCCCTTTTTTGACCCGGCTACATCCCCCCTAGCGCTTGCTGGTTTGGAAGTAACAGTATCAATTCGTTTGCTGGCCGATTCTTTCTTTGCAGAAAGTTTATTCGCCATGTCCTTTTTAAGCTCCCGACCCAGAATGAGGCTATGAAGTTCCTCTCTTGGGGCAGTAACGCCGCGTTTAAGCCCTTCTTGGTACATATTCTCGACTTGATCGAGGTATTTACCGTAAGTTGGGTCGTGTGTTGCTTTGGCCGCGAAATTAGCGCGATCTGCATTGTCTTGCATCTGCATTTGCATGAGATTAAGCTTATATTCAAGCTGTCCGGCACGCGCATTGGCTTGGTAAATGGCGCGTTCCGTCGGGTCGAGCAATGAAAGGCGGTCTTCCTCGTCTTTTTGCTGCGCGGCAGACTGGGCAGCGTACTGTTGCTGCCGTAAATGCTCAAGTTGCGCTTGTGCTGTGGCGCGTTCAACAATTAATTTCTCCCGGTCTTCGCGTTCAGCTTTAAGTTCCGAAGACAGCTTTTGAATACGAGCTTGCGCACGGCCAACCGGCTTTTCTGGCGCAGCTTCTTCGCCGCCGTCGTCAATATCATCAGCAGGTTCCTCAGAACCGGCTTCGCTTTCATCTTTTTCTTCGGTTTCAATCGCATCGTCTTTAACTTCTTCTTTTTCTGCGGGGGCTTCTTTTTCTACCCCTTTAGTTTCCGCACCAAGCATACTATCCAGCAGCGTATCTTCATCATCACCGGCCATTTTTTCGTCTCCTTTTAGTAATTTACGATTACCACCCGAACGCTGGTTACGCCAGCGACCCGATGCACCTTATAGTACCATCATAGCATTTTGATACGGCATGTCAATTTTATTATTGTGGAACCCTATCCCTCGGCATAGCGCCCTGCATTTCGTCTGGGTGTACTGCACCTGCGGGATTTTGGGCACCGGTGGGGGGTTGGACCTGCCCACCGGGGCGGGGGCCGCCGAGGGCGGCATTTGGCGCACCCGCCGCCGGGGCGGATTTCTGCTGCATTTGATCCATATGCTGCTGGATATGTATCCGGTACTCCCCAGTAGGGTCGCCTGTAATCTTCGCCGCTTGCATATGGCTCTGGATGTGTTCTTGGTCGTTATCCATCGGCTGTACTGAGGGGCAAAAGCCATTAAACATCATTTCGTTCTCGTCATGCGGGGAGACAGTAAGCATATGTGATTGATCTATAAGCACTTTTGGAGCTACACGTGGCCCGAATGTCGCATTGGCGGCTTGTTCTATGATCGGCCCGGCGTCTATTTTGCGCCCGTTTAGCATCTCCGGCGGGAGGGACTTCATGACATTAAGCATTGAAATCATTTGTTGAATTTGCTGTGCAGATTTATTGCCCTCGGTACCATACCATTTAAAGGTATAGTGCGTGTCCACCCCTACGGGCGGGACCGCTTGCATCTCCGCTTGCAAACCCACCGGGCCAAAACGACGAACATGAATATCCTTATCCCGAAACTGATAATCCAACTCATAAAACCACCTCAACAGCTTATTTAATACCGCCGTCTCAAGTATCGTTACCACGTCGGCGGTGGATTCTAATGCTACTTGTTGGTCTTGGCTGATCTGGGCTTGCGTGGGCTTCTGGCGACTGCCCATGGTAAGCATGGCCGGGTTTGTCCCGAGGGATTGCATAATCTGGTTCCGGCACTCTGCCACAACGCGCTCGGCTTCGTTCCATTGCGAGGGGAACTGAACGACTTTGAGGGCGTTGGGGTCGCCAAGCCATATGGCTCCCATTGTTAGCACGAGGCTGGAAGTCTTCATAAACTTTTCCGGGTCTACTACGGTGATGGGCATCAGACTATATTTTATGCTATCTTGCCCCATGTTGAAAGCATCGTTCGCAGCATACTGTGCCTTCTCTACGACCTGAACACGGCTCTTGCCCCAGATCGCCCCGCTTACTTTCAGTGAGGCTTGGGTGATAACCGGTACACGATCGGACCAGTACGGATTCCTCTTGCAAGAAAGTATCTGATCCGCCCCGGCCATATATGAAAGACACCGGCGGCGTTTACCGCCTATTTTAATTTTTGACCACACCATGTAGACCAGTGCGGTTTTTCCACCCTTGGAATCTGTTTTAATACCGGCGGCGTTTAAATTCTTCTTGTCGGGGTTGGGTTGCTTCTCCCGCCCAGCAGAGGACATGTCCTCAAGTAGCTGTTCCCCGGCGGCTTCGTCTATATCCCCCGAGTCGATGAGGTCTTGTATTTTACCCTTAGACATTCGGAGCGCAATAGCCACAACATCGGCGTCTTCTACATCATCAACGGAGGCCGGGAGCATGAGCAAGTCCCGGGCGTCCAGCACCATAACATCTGGGCGGCTATCGTCGACCGCTTCAAATTCTATATCCGGGATCGTTCCCGCGCCCGGAACGGCAGCTTGCTCGTCTCCCATTTGCGGGGTCTGTACTTTTTTAATTGTGTTACGCGTTCTTTTAAGCCACCCCACGAACAGTGAGTACTGCCCGGTAATATCCCCGGAACGTATAAGCGACGGTATAACAATATCGCGCAGCCCACAAGATTCTACATAGCTGTCCAGCACCGCCATCGTTTCATAGGGCACCTTACCATCGTTGCTCAGAACTTCGCTATATCGCCCGGTCTGCGGAAACATGCTATTGCTGAACCGAGTTACTCGGGCTTCGATAGCATCGTGTACAATAGGAAGAAAAACTTTACTATCGCCGTCGTACATCTGGTTTTCATTGAGTTCGCAATTATAAATCGCGTAGGCGCGTTCAATTACTTGGGTCTGTTCTTCTTTGTCGTCAAATCCTGCGAATACGGTGGCGTAGATATCACACAGTTGTTTTTTTACTTTATCGTCGTCTTTCCACTGCTTTTTACGGTCTTCATACTCAGGAACGTCCGACGTTTTATCCGCAGAAGATTTCTCTTTCTCGGGTTTTTTAATTTCTTCTTCGTAATTATCCACGTTTCAACTCATTTACGTAGTCGGCGCAGTTGCCGGAATTAATATGCGAGGCGACGCAAGCGTTAAACAGCCCCCGGCGAACCCCGGAATCCCCAATAACAAAACCGGCCAGAAAAGGAATACCAGTCAGTATAACCGCCGCAAGAACAATGGAACTTTTCATTATTTTTCCCTCTGGGGCAGCGCCGATATATACTCCCGACCACCGGAGGTATACGCCCTAGTCAATTCATCATCTCCCTCTATCATACCGGAGTTTATATACGAAGTAAAGCTTTCGATGGCTTCCATCACAAGCGAGTACTGGCTTTTCTCGGGGAAGTCCGCATAACTGCCGGTTGGTTGTAATTTTCTTGCGTAGCCCCGCGCCATAGCATTAATTACCCACTTCGCCGCTGCGGATACCCGGAAAGCGGGTAGTCCCTTATTTGTAGTTTTTAGCCGGACAGATAGGCAACCAATGGAAGACGCGGCAAGGTGCCCTCGGAGTGCGCGGTGATTAGTTCGTTTTACCGCCGCAGGAATCCCGTTGTTCGTATATTTATCGAACTGCTCCGCCGGAGCAATAACTGTAAACTCTCCGGCTAGTAAGATCGCCTCTTGGAATATAATTGGTAGCGCCTCTTGCGCGGGTTCGTTACGCACCCAATCGCTTATAACGTAAATATTGCCGTCTCTAAACTGGATTAGGGAAGCCGCCGTCATGGAGGGGGTCGCAGACACGGCCAAATATCGGGGTGAACGGCGACTAACTTCCAGATGCTCGGCTATATGTTGTTGTCCGAAATCTTCATAGACAGGCTTTCCCACACGCATTTTAAGACTATAAGCCAAGGCATTAGGTACGTCGCATCGTCCGGTCGGGAAGTTTCGTAACTCGGTTTCAAGGTCTTTGCAGTTTCCAACGTGTACCACATCCCCCGCCATGTAAAATGGCTGTAAGCCAGATATGAAGCTGTTTTTGTCTTTAGGCGCTCTTTGGGGAGATAGAGGAATAGAAGTTCCCCTTTTAACTTGCTCACTTCGGAGGGGCTGCATAATAAATTCTTCAAGACCATCGGCCTCCACGCCTATATTAACTGGGTTGTATTTATCATTAAGTTTAAATATCTCGTTTATAATTTCGTCGGGGCGGTGGAAGTGCCCATAGGCTTCGTGCACTACAAGTTGATTTCCGACCCACGACCATGCCGCGTACCCGGTTCGAGCACTGGTCTTTGTATTTACGGTACGCGCAGGGTCCACCATAACCTCAACGGCGTGGTACCCCATTGGGGTAGTCCCGGCCCGAAACATCTCTGCTTTGAACGGCTTGGCCGCCGCGTCTTCCGCACGGCACATGTATTCCTGCTCGTACTCGGTAGCGGCTCCATTGTCCACGAAACTCTGCCGTCGCTCGCGTATCCATTTCATAGGGAACCTATCCGGCCACGAAGCCACGTCCTCTCCGTTAGGCCCTATATAGGAGATCGGCACGATAATCGAACTCCATTGGGGGGAGTTACGCTTTTCTTCGAGTAGGCTTTTTGGGTGGAGGGGCGTACCAACCATGCGCACGTGTCCTGCGGGTATAAGCGCGGGTACAAGAGAGCCATCAAACCACCTGCGGGTCTTGTGCCGAGCCGCTTCCGTGGCGATCATGTCCTCGTCTTCCAAGTCGTCGACCACCGCCAAGTCTGGGCGGTCGTTCATGTGCTTAGCACCGCGAAGCGACTGCCGCGCACCGAACGCTTGTATCCGCGCACCGTTGGAAAGTACAATAACATCTGCTGACCACGTAGGCCCTACTTGGTTTCCGAAAAGCTCAATAATATCTTCATTGCTTTCCAGTTCGTGCTTTATGGCGGCAAGGCGTTCGCACGCCCTCTCGTAGCTGTTTCCAATTATAACAGCGAACTTAAAATCCTTAAACAGCACGGACAGTATCGTATACTCTTCCACCAGAGTAGACTTTGCCCCTCCGCGAAATGCCTCCGCCAAACAGAACTGATTATTGGAATAAAACAACTTCAAAATATCCGTATGGAAAGCCGGGGATACGTTCTTCCGTCGCGTCGGGAATAGAAAGTCATGTGCGAGGTACCGGTCCTTATAGAACTTTTCTATAAGGAATAATCGTTTTTCTTCCGAACTATCTCCTACGAACTCTGTCATTCGGCAAGCCCCGGATGCTCAATTGTCGCCAACTGTTCGAGCACGCTCATCTTGCTATACTTGTCTAAAATATATCCCGGCTTCTTCTTGTTCGGTTTTACGCGCATCTTGTACTTTGGCGTTCGCAAGTTCTTCGCGTATCGGTTCGTCGGTCGTTTATTCACTTTACACCCCACTTACTCATTATAAGTTTCACATGCTGTCGTTCGTCCGCTATCATTGTAGCGTCTCCACTTGTAACTCGCTTTCCGGGTAGTTAATCGCTTTGCCGCAACTACCGCAAAACATGTAATCCCCGTTCTTGGGGAAACTTCCGTCCAGCAGTTCGGCGTATGCGCCATCTATCTTTTTCCCGTAGCTTGTATCCCCCATGTAGAAGAACGCCGTCATGTTGCATTGGCTGTGCATAATTCGTTTCTTAACTCTTAATTGCATTGAACGCCCTCCGAACAATGTACCCCCGTATGACGGAAACCACCGTGAAGAAAAGACCCATAAGAAGGTTATCGCGGAATGGTACATACAACCCGAACAGGGGGAAGATAACATGCTGCCACCGCTACCACATATCCAATCGCCGTGGACACTACCACTTCCAGAGCGCTCATCTTTCGGGACTGCCCCCTTCCGCCGCAACACTTACTTTTCATTCTCAATTTCCTTCTGCAACAGGGCGAGCGCCCTCCACGCCACCTTGGCGCTGTGACGCACGCCGTCCGTGTCCATAGCACCCCGGTCTATAAAGTGCCGGATCAGTGCATCCCCCTCGTCCCCGCTTTTGCTTCTATCCCAATGCAGCGGCTTTCCCGGGTTATGCTGGTCATTCCCTTTTTTGGAACATTCCGCCACTGCCGCCAGCGCATCCGGGAAGTAGTCCAGCACCCCGGTCGCTATAGGTACCTGCTTCCGCTTCGCCGCGTCCGTCGGCAGCCCTACTTTTCCAGTCGCTTTTTCTTCCGGCAAGTCCATATATCTATTCGTCCATTCTTTCGCTGTCATACTCACCTCTTATATTTTTCAACAGATATTCGCCCGGGCTACTGCTATGTACCATGTTTTCGACCTTAACGCTGGGCACATCCTTAAACTTATACTTCTTTCCCGTCCGGTATTCTACATGCACGTCCCCCCGCAGGTCATATGGG